ATTTATGCCAATTCTTTGGTATTAATCCATCTGGACAAAGTTTAACAGTTGATATTAATAGTATCTGTAATGTTTTTTATTTAATGTATGCATATGGGTTAAATAACCCAGTTGAAACATTTTTTAAAAATGTTAGAGCACTAACATATGGTGATGATAATATTTTTGGAGTTTCTCCACGAGCAAATAGTTTTAACCATACATCTATTTCAAAAGCTTTATCTAATTTAAATATTATATATACAATGGCTGATAAATCAAGTAAAATTGTTCCATTTATTAATATAAAAGATTCTTCTTTTTTAAAAAGAACTTTCTATGTTGATGAAAGAGGTTTTGTGTTATCACCATTAGAAAAAGCTTCAATTTTCAAAATGTTAACTTATCGAACAAAAATCAAGAATACAGAAAATGAACATACATTGGAGGTATGTAATTCTGCATTATTAGAGATTTTTCCGTATGGGAAAGATATTTTTGATAGTTTACGACAAGCAATCTTGACTTATTTTACAGATCAAGATTTACATTTACATGGTTACATAAATTCTTGGGATAAAATTTCTGAGGATTATTATGAATTTCAACATGATGTTGATTGTAATGTACATAAATTGTAAATATAATTATAGGTTTTTAAACAATCCGAGGGAGTATCGGTAATGATTTGAACCTTAAATCAAATTATATGGCCACGGTCATCATACTCAAAATTAGCTAATATTATTCTGGCTTATTGAAACAAACATATGTCAACTAATTTAGTTTGTGGTTACAGGTTTAGCTAAGAACAAGGGGATAGATTACAAATATCTAATTGCTAAATTAACGCCTCTTAAAATAAGATTTATAACATCTTTAAATAGTTATTTAGTGTTGTCAGCTATTATTCTGAATTTGAGTCGTTTCAGATATAGAGATCTTTTCAGATTTTTAAACGTAGTTATTAAATTGACTTACATCTATTAATTCCAACAACACGGGACGTAATGAATATAACGCGTCCAAAGGACCTAATGTAGGTCCAAACGATGAATCATCAGTCAACGTTATTGGTGGCGCTCAACCTGATATAGTTGGGGGAGTCACTTTTAATGATGGTTTGTCAAATAGAGTTGACAAAGTTGAAGAAGAAGTTCAACAAACATCCAA